AAACTGTTGGAATTACTTTATGCTGTGTATTGGTAGAAAAATATTGTTTAACAACTGAACTTCCTAGCATTAGATCTCCGTAAATTCTATATTGATATTTACTAAATCATATCCTACCCCGCCAGATGATGTCCATTGGCCAGCTGCATTTCTTTTTGTTGATTCATAGTCAAAAGCAGTAATATATGCTTGATAAACTGTAGAAGAATTGGGGGCATTTAAAGAAGAGTAATAAGTATTTTCATCTGGTGCATTTCCAGAAGATGGATTTGTTTCTCCAGCTATAATTAATTTAACGTATATTGGTGTAAAAACATTTGATTCATAGAAAGATTTCATCCAAGCGCCAGCTTTACCAGATGTTGAATCTCCTAAAATATAATCTACCGCATTTGACGTTAAGCTTGGAACATCTCTCCAAGATGCTGTAATTTTATGTTTTCTTGCAATTACATATCTTCTTAATGTTCCATCTGCCATTCTAGCTGTTTTATCAATAGTTTCATATGCAATCTTAATTGGTTGACGATTATGATCTGTTAATTTATACCATGTAGATTGATCTAAAGATATTTGTATTCCCGCCTGAATTTGCATTATCAACCTACCTTTGAACGAGTTTGAGACATTCCATTTTGAACTTTAACTTTATTGTAAAAATCTTGCATAGCTGCAGTTAATTGTTGTTGATTTAAACCGCTTCCATTTATAACAATATTAAAGTTTGGAGAGTTATTTGCTGCAACACCCATTTGGGCTGCAGATCCATATTGAACTGCAGATGGAACATTTACTGTTCCTAAATGATAAGTTCCAAGTTTTGTTGCATTTGTAGCTTTTACTAAATCTTTAACAGCCTTAGAGCCTGGATCTATGCCTTGTGAAATTTTATCTTGAATATCTGCAAGATTTTGTTTAAGCGTGTCCATTTTTGTTGTGTTAGCATTTGTAATTATTTTTTGATTATAAGTGTCTTGATTTGCAAGCATATTTTGTTGTAATAAATTTGCCTGTAAATAATCTCCACCCGCTATAGCTTTACGAATTTGATTTTGTAAATCAGTTTGCTTTGTAGCAAGATCAATAGCATCTTGTGCTTTTTGATTTTGATCATTCATTAATTTATCTTGTCTTTCAAGATAAGTTATTCTTGCTTGATCACTGTGTATTAAAGATTTGTATTTCTTTTCTAGCACTGTAGCTGCGTCTACTGTAGATGTAATTGAATCTTTTCCTGTTGTAACTTTTGGTTTCTTACCCTCTTTAGCAGCATTAGCTTTATCAAGTTTATCTAAATATCCTTGCAAAATTTCAGGATGTTCATTTAAATATCTCCATCCGTTTGGACTATCAAGATTGACTGTCTTTCCATCTATTTGAACATTTTGATTTGCAAACAATCCTGCAGCAGCAACTTTAGCAATGTTTAATGAATTTGCAAGATTAACGCCTGCTTCATTAATTTTTATTAATTGATTTGCAAGAGGTGTTTGACCAGCTGCTAGGAGTCCAGCTCTTAAATAACCTAATTGATCTGTAGCACTTAACCCACTACTTGTAATATTTTTTATATTAATGTTTGTTTGTTTCATGCTTGTTGATGATGTAATTGCATCAACTGCAAGAGATTGAAATTGGTCCGCTAATGCTTGTTGAGAAGTATTTAATGAAGAATAAGATACTGTAAGTGGCTCTACCCAATCACGTAGGGTTTTAGCATTTGCTACTAATTTTTGAGTTAATGTTTGATTTGCAGCTTCCACATCCTTTGTTGCTGGAATAATTTCTCTTAATGCTGCAGCCGTTAAATTACTTTTTCCTGCAAGTTGTAGCATTGCAGATACCATATTCTTAACTCCTGCTGGGTCCATTCCTGCAGCAACATTTGCTGCAGCTTGCGTTTTTAATGTTCCAATAATTGCTTTTGGAGAATTATATCCAGCAATTGCTTTTGCTGTAATTGCATTAGAATCTGTTTTTGGTAATTTAGAAAGAGCTTCAACATATTTATCTATTTCAGTTTTTGCTTTTATTGCTTCTGAACCACTGCCAGCAATTGCTGTACTAAATGTTATTACTTTGCTTTCTGCAGTTTTAACTGTTCCACCAAATAAATGAATTGCATTTTCACTTGCCGTAAATGTTGAACGAATAACCTGTTGATGTTCTTTTTCTGCTTTCATTAAAGCACTAAATCCACCTATAGCTACTCCGAGTGCTGCACCAATAGCAGCTCCTTCAACGCCAAACATCATGCCCATCCCCGCCATGGTTGCAGCAGAAGAAGTAATTGATTGAGCATTGCTTCCTTTTGGCAACATTCCTGAAAGCATAGGTCCAGCTATCATAAGAGAAGCAGCTCCAGCCATTTTACCAGTAGTGCTTAGTCCACCACTTGGCTTTGTAAGAATTCCCTTTCCTTTAGCAAGCAGTCCTCCATTGCTACCACTTGCCAATGCTTCTCCTAAACTAGTTGCCTGAACAGCTGCTTTTGTTTGTTCCTCTACTGCAGTAACTACCTGTTTTGTTTCTTGTTTTATTCCTTGTGCTACAGAAGCACTAAAGTTTTTACCTGCATCAATTGCAGATTGTGTACCTAATTGTGAAGCAAAACTTTCTTTATTTATATTTCCAATAGTGTCTAAAGTTGATTTATTGCTTCTTCCTCCCAAAACTTTTGCCAATGAAGCTGAATAAGATTCATTAGATTTTGAAAAATATCTTGTAGATCCGCTTCCAGAAGCTCCAGTTACTCTAATTTCCTGTGGTTTTTCTAACGCTGCAGTTGAGTATCCATGAGCTTGTGCTGTATCTTTAAATACTTTGCCAAAAGCTGCTGCTGATGCTTGACTTGTTTTTGTTGGTAAATCACTTAACGCTTTAACACTTGCGGGTAAGGATTCAAGATGATTTACTAATTTTTTATCAAGATCTGTTGCAAATGATTTTCTTGCAGCTGGATCATTAATTCCCATTGTATTCATTAAATGACCATAAGCTCTTTCAGGATTATGAGTAATTGATCTAGAGGTTGGATTACCCATTGCATCTGTAATTTGCATATTTGGGTTAAGTTCTCCACCATTACCCACTGTCATGTTGCCACCCTTTAAATATTTAATCATTTGTTGAGGAGTTAATGTTCCAGAATTAGTTAATTGATTAATTTCTGTATGCCATGCTGCATGGGTAGCATCTTCAACCCTTGCATTTTTATTTTCAGGGGCCCCAGTATCTTGTCTTATTAATGATTGTTCTTGCGAAGGATATGAGGATAAATTTGCAGCTTGATTTAAATGAGCTAATTGTACATCTGTTCTTTTTCTTATATTTCCACTTTTGCTCTTATAATAAAAATTCCCGCCATATGCTGCTCTTACATCTTCTACTTGGTCTTTTGGTACAATAAGTTCTCCAGGGGTTAGCATGGCTGGTACTGAATCTGTATTTCCTGATCCTGGAACTATTCCACCCTTAGAAAATTTTCTAACTGCAGAAGTTAAATTACCAATTCCAGCGCCCATATTCATACTTCCAACAAGCTCTTGAATACTTATAGTTAGCTGCTTAATTGCAGAATTAAGTAAATCTACTTCATCAACGCTTGTTACAAGCCCAGAATTAAATAATTCATTTGCATTTTGAGCTGCAATTAATTCTGGTGTTAATAATTGACCTAGTGTCTTACCGCCTGTTGCTAATTGTCTTAAATTAAAAACACCTTTTACTAAATATCCAACAAAGTTTCCAAGCAAACCAGTCAACATAATAATTGGTCCTGACAAAGCAACTCCAATTGCAAGTGCTCCCATTACAGATTTAAGTGGGCCTGGCAATCCACCAAATAGTTTACTAACTGAATTTGCAAAATTTAACAAACCTGTAGCAATTTCCATGAGCTTTTGTCCTACAGGAATAAGGTCTGCTTTAAATGTTTCAATTGCTCTTTGATATTTTCCAGTTACTGATTCTGTGGCAGTTTTCATTTCGTTTGCTGCTATTGAAGACAATTGACTACTATTTGCATTCATCAAATCAAAAGCTGTTTTTGTTTGACTGTTTGCTGCACCTAAATTTGTAATTAAAGCTTGAATTCTTGCTTCTTGGAACTTTCCAAAAAGCTTTTCAATTAATTGTGCTTGTGCTAATGGTGCAAGTCCTTTTAATGCCTGTTGTAACTGCATAATCATTTGAACAGGATTGCCCTTTGATGATGTTAAAATTCCTGGCAAATTAATATTGTATGCAGCAAAAGCTTCTTTTGCTGCTTTTGTTGGATTGATTAATGATGCAAGTGCTGATTTAATTGCGTTTGCAGATTGTGCTGCTGGAACTCCCGCTTCTTTCATAGCAACCATCATAATTGCTGTATCTTTAAATGATCCGCCTAGCTGCTCAACAATTGGTCCAACTCTTGGAATACCAGCTGCAAGATCTTGTAGGCTTGTTGATGTTTGGTTTTCAACTGCGTTAAGAAAGTTAATTGCATCTGAAAGTTCATTTGTGTTTAACTTATAAACATTTTGTAAAGAAATAGTTGTTTGCATTGCTGTTTGAGTATCCATTTCACCCAACTTTTGCAATCTCATAGCCTGTCTTGTTGCCCCTAATAAATCGTTTCCCGTCTTACCAGTAGCTGCTAAATCTGCAGCCATTTGTGCTGTATCTTTTGCTGAAATACCCATAGTTGAGGCAAGTTCTTGTGCAAGCCCAATTACATCTTTTTTAATTGAATCTAATACTTGTTTTGTTGGTTGAGTTAAACCAGTTCCATAAACCTTTTGTAGTCTTACAAGTTGTTCATTTACATCTTTAAATACTTTTGTTGCTGTAGATCCAAAAATAATAAGTGGAACAGACATACCTACTGTTAATTGACGTCCTGCCCATTGTGTATTTTTACCCCAGTTAATTAATGCTTGAGAGCCCTTGTTTACTGCAATGTTATAGATGTTTTGTTCATTAGCAGCAATTTTTGTTGCATTTGAAACTGCATTAATTGTTTTTGGAGTAAATACTGAATAAAAACCTTGTCTTGAAGGATCTGCCATAATAACAGAATTTTGTAATTTTGTTTGTTCTAAGGCTAGTTCTTTTACACTAGTTGTAGCAGCTGAATTTTTACGTGAAAGAATATTAAAATAATTGTTAAGACCTAAAGTTCCTTTTTGTAATGATTTTCCAAAATTTTCAATTTCACTAGTTGTTTGAACTGTTGAAAGGTTAAATTGTCCTGTGGCAGTAAGAGCTTGGCTAAAACCTTTTGATATGTTGTTTAAATTTCTTGCAAGACTTGAATCAATTGCAACATTATCCATGCCTTTTTGAAGCAAAGCAACTTGTGCTTGTAAAGCTTTAATTTGTGAATTAACTGAAGAAAAATCGCCAAGGGCAACTATATTAAGTTCTATTTTTGCCATTACTTAGCACCCCCATCATTCTTGTGATATAAAGCCAAGCCCTTCACCTATTCCAAAACCTTCTTTGCTTGCAATATTTGATGACATTAACACTGTAACATCTTCTGGATCTTTTTGCTCTTGCTCAAGATCAACACCATTTATTGCTGCTAAAAACGTTCTCTCCCTTTTTTCTTTTTCTCTTGATGCATTTAAAATTGCTAATAATTCATCAATTGAAAGATTAGATTCCATCTCGTCAAAATTTTTCCAATGGCCTAGCAAGAAAACTTCGGACTCCAAGGAGCTTAGATCTAGTTCGTCCCAACTAGAGCCGCTCCCAGAAGGTTTGGGTCAGTCAACTTTAAACCACCAGAAACTTCAAGAATTTTCATCATTGTAGGAATTTCAATAATTTCTTCAAATTTTTCTCTATTTGTTCCAAGATCTGGTCTTGTAATTCTTAAGCATTCCATAGATGCTTTAATAAATACATCCATAGCTGCTTGTTCTGATTGATCTTCCAATCCTTGGATGCTATTAATAATATCCATAAAAACGCGATGTTGTTTTATTGGTAGAGGTTTTAATGTAATGGATGTTCCATCACTTAATTCAATTTCTACTATATCATATACTGCTGTTGCCAATTTATAGCTCCTTTGTTTAGTTAAATTATACCAATATATACGGTCAAGACAAATTCAGAGGCCCCGACATTTCTGACGGGGCTTGAATCAATATTAAATTGTGTATTAAGTTTTGTTTAGAATGTTCCGTAAACACGGTCAATAACAACACCGTATTCTGAACCTGCATAGCTTGCATCTGAATCTGGTAGGCAACGGAAGTTGACTGGGAATACAGTTGCTGCATCACGCTTTAGTGCATGCATTGTTGTATCAATTGAAACAACACGACGTGCAACATATACACGCTCTTTATTACGTGCAACAGTTGTTGTTACACCTGTTCCAACTGAAACTACTGGTGTTGAACCTGTAGCTGCTGGATCATTAAAAGCAGCAGATGTACCAATTTGAGCTGGAGCTGCTCCAACTGCAATAAGTACACGCTCTACTGGAGCATCTCCTAGAGCACCTGCAGCCATATTTAATGTTGCTGCTGGTGTATCTGGTGTGCTGTTAACAGCAGAATCATTGTTTAACAATGTTGGAACGTTTACAACTGAACCAGTTGCGTTTGCAACATATACGCTATCCATTTGACCCCATGAGAACTGTAGATTTTCAAGAGTTGCTTCTGTAAGTTCTGTCTTTAGCATAACCTTAAGTGTTTGCTTAAAAATACGTGCTGCATCAAGAAGTTGATCAACCATTACTTCGCCATATACTGGCTCGTACATAACTTCAAGACCTGTAGTTGTGTAACCAACTTCACGATACAATGCAGACTGAAGTAGTCCAGTACGCGCTGATGTGTTTGTTGGCAAAAGAGCTGAAAGATCTGATTGTTTTGTTGTTGGACGACCATTATTGTTTGAGCTGTTTCCAACTGATGTGAACAATGATGCTGCGCCAACGATTACATTTTTAGTATTTGTAGCCATTTATTTATTTCACCACCTTATTTATTTTAAATTTTAAAACCAAACAAGATGACAACTTGCTTCCTCATAGAAAATCATAGCATTTATGAGGTATAATTCAAATTCTAGATATATCTACCTGTATTATTAATGCCTTCATCTACTTGGCGGGTATAAGTATAAACACATGAAAAATCCCCGCTCATAAATCCACCTTCATCTATAAATGGTTGTATTGGGTTGGCAGATTCTAGCCTAAAATACAAAAACTTAAATGGGCTTCCTGTTGCATAAGCTACATCATTAACGTCTGCAGCTGAAAGTTCATACCTTCTAAATAGGTCTGTTAAAAAATTTGAAATAGAAAGAATTTGAGAATTGCTTCTTGATACTATTTGCATAACCATTGTTTCTTCAGAAATCCACCATTGAACTCCTGTATTTCTTTGAATAATATCATAAGTAATATATGTTTTGCCTGGAAGTAAATTGTTAAATTCTGGAACTTGTTGAGAAGGAATAATGGGGACAAGTGGTGTGTTAAACCCGTCTGCTATGTAATCATTAGAATTTAAAAGTCCAACATTTTGTAATGCTGCCCATATTGCATTTCTTACATCAAATACTGCTACTTTTGAATAGTCAACTGTCATTTAATAACTTCTCCCGTATCTATCTGATCTGCAATTTTTGTAACTGCTGCTCTAACTTGTGCAACACCAGAATTATTAGAACTTAAAACTATTGATACATCATTAGCTATTCTCTCATATAACCCAGATGAATCCATAATTGTATTTCCTTTTGTTGTGTACCAGTCAAGAAGATATGAAGCAAATGAATTTTTTGTTTGTATCCCGCCTGGATGAAGAATATTTATTTTAGTTCCAGGGGCTATGAAAGCAATATCGTTGCCGCCCATAATAGCTAA